TTACCAGCTTATAGGAATGAATTCAAAGTATCCTGCATAAGCCCAGATAAAAGTACCAATGATCGTAAGAATATAAGTATTGATTAAAGACGTATACTTATTAATTATTATATCGTTATATTGTGTATTTAAAGCAGTCGCTTCATTTTTGCTAATAGGGAGTTGAGTAAGTGATCTATCTATAGCAAATGATGTATGAGCATGATATGTCAGTACATATAGACCATTAAAGTTTTGAAACGGTTCTTTAAGGTCTTCGTTAAAGTTTGGATATAAAGAATGTGTAAATGAGGCTAGTAGTCCGAATACTGTAAGGACTGCACCAAATGAGCCTATGTAATTAATATTAGATGATAAAATCATAAATATAAAATGAACAATAAATAATAAAAAAACAATAAACCAAAATTTAATTGAAGCAAGAACATCTCTTTCGCCGAAAAATTTGAGTAGTCTAATTCTTTTACTTTTATCCATCATTAATCCTTTATTTATTCATATATAAATTATTTTGATTATATCGAAACTTAATTTTTTGAATGATATAAATACAAGTTTTTTATTATACTTTAAATACATTGAAGTAAATAAGAAAATCGCAGAATCCCATTTTATTAATAATTTTACTTTACTGCCGGGTATAACTTTTTTATTTACTGCCTTTTAGGTCGACAACAGAAGTTGAAGTGATCAATATATTTTCGGGATAATATTGTTAGAACTGACAAAAAAGAAGCTTTATTAAACTTAGCAATTGAGAAATCAAAAACTAAAGAAGAAAGTATAATATGGTCGGATATTGTAAAAAAGATTAGCGCTGCATGTATTGCGGGTATTGTTGCAGCTACGTGTCTAACTGGTCCAGTAGTGACCCCGCATTTGCGGTATAAGAGATAGCCCATAAATTACGGTATGTAGTTAATAAGAAAAGGGCGAAAAGCCCTTTTATATTAGTGGTTTAAGTCGGTTGTCAGCCTTGACAGATAGTCAGTCTTTTCTTGCACGTTCACAAGCATTATCCATCATCATTTTATTCCTATCAGATTGAACTTCGCTATATTCTTTAGACCAAAAACGGCAAACTTCGTCATTAGTTTTTCTTGCATTATTAATAGAATTTCGATTTTGATTGTTAATTTTCATCATATGATTAGCTTCATTTTTTATTTTAAGAGCTTCTGTTTGTAGTTTAATTTCCGCTCTTTTCCTTTCAAATTTCACCTGTTTCATTGATTCAGCCATAGCATCAGAGGCTACTTTTAGTTTATATAAGCCAATTGCTTCATCGGCTCCAAGGATTGTTAAACCAGCAAAAGTTAGTGATAAATAAAGTTTTATGTAATTAATTTCCATATTCAGCTTCCTGTCCTTTGAGAAATTTCACCAATTATATTAAGTAATTGATCTTGTAAGTCTGATAAGTATAAATCTTGAGTTTTATGGTTTTGCTTAAGAGCTTTGTACATAGATTCTGATTTTCTAGCAGACCATTTGTAACGTTGGACTAACTGAACATCAGAGGGATTAACCTTTCCCCAAGGTGTAGACATTGTATGATCATCTACAGAAATTTTACAGTCTGCCCATGCACCAGTAGCAGGTAAATAACCACGATAAATAATAGCTGTTAGTTTTTCTACTGGAAGACTAGCCTTACCTGATTTTACATAGCGTCTAACTTGCCTTTCACTTACACCGAGTTCTTTAGCGCCTTTTGCGTAATCATAGCCAAATAAAGAAAGAAACTGTTTATGAAATTCTGATTTAAACATTGTGATTTTTACTCCTTTTTAAAAAAATCACAATGCAAAATCGGCATAGGTATTAATTTTCGCTCCCCCCCTATTAGTATATGGGGGGAGGGGTGTTTTTCTTGGCATTATCATTACTCGAAATTCCGTATTGGTTTATCAATGGCGCAAGCGCGGGTTTTGAGAGACTAAATAGCTGGTTTGCGCTTCGCTTGGATTCGGCCAGCAGGCATTTTGGGAATAATAGCATTGGTTAGTGGCCTTTCATGAAACAAGTTTCATAAGTTCCTAAGGTAAGCTATCCAGTGGTACGTAATAATTGCACTAAATTATTACGTAACTACAAAGGTTATAAGGTTATTAATAAACTAAGCCGCTACGCTCAGGCTTCGCTTGGCGGCTTATTTTTATTATAACGATGTGAATAATGTATCAACCTCTAAAGAGTTTTGATTAGATTCAGGTTTTGGTTGGTCGTAAGGATTAGGGCTACATAGTGCCCTATAAGATATTTCTTTATTTTTTATAAGAACGTTACAAGAACTAAAATATTGAATAGTAAAACCCATGCTTGCAAGTTCATAAGAATCAATACTAAAAACCCCAAACTTTTCAGTAATAAACTCAAAAATATACTCCCTATGAGTTCTATCAGTTCGTTTTACTATCTGTATACCAGTGACGAAAATATCAGTTGCACCATAAGGTAATTCTACAAAATCAGGGTTAACATTAGAAATCTGAATAGAAGCATTAGGGCCAGTAACACTAGAACCCTTTTTAACACCTTCCACAATTTCTGCATTGGGCTTTTCATCATTCTTAGTAACGGTTTCACTATCGGTAAAATACCATAGCCAATAAGATATGCACAAAATGATAGCAAGAAGCGGAAAGGCAAAAATAGGAGTGTAAATGAAATTCTTACCTTGTCCTTTTGTAATACCTCCGGTCGCTGTTGAGTTGTAACACTTGTGTACTTCGACTGGAATTTTTTTCCAAGTGATCGTATTTGCTTTGGTTGGGGTTTTTCCGTCAAGCTTTGGGTTGTGGTCGAAGATTCGCGGCCTTCTGTAGTAATAAGGGATTCCCGCGAGGCCATCGAAATATTTGTGTGAATATGCGTATTGGCTGACGTTTCTAATGTATTTGTGGACACTGGTAATATCGGGCGTACAGACGATGATATCCCAGTTGTATTTTCTGTGTCGCATGTAACACTCTTTGAGTGTTTTGGGGTATATAATGTAGCCATGTTCGTTGAATAACTCCCTTCCTAAATCGTCAGTATCGCCACTAGTTAAATTTTCAGGTTTAAACTTTTCTAATTGTTCGTAATGATATTTATACCAATGCTCGGGTATCAAATCTTTGTAATTATCAACATGTTTATAATTACAAGATTCAGGTTTAAAAGTGGATTCAGTTGGGTAAACGTCTTGAACCTCATCAATTAAAACTAAAGCGCCTGTTGGCATCCAGTGATACCAATTACGCCAAAGTGATTGACCTTCCTCGTTCTGAGAAGATAAACGCCAAAGCTGAGCGCTTTCAGGGAAAGTTTCTTGTAACTCAGTTTCTATTTCATCTAAAGGTAAAATACCCTCAATATTAGTAACAACTAATCGACCTTTCCTTAGAGCTGGTAAAACCTCAAACCAAGTTGCACTAGCAGATTTAAAAGAACCTGGGGCACCATGAAAAATTGAGCTAGACATTAAAAGAACCTCATAACATAACGAGCTATAAATGCTTGAACGATAATATTTAAACCATCAAATAAACGTAAATCTACTAAAGCGGCTTTTACATCTTGTGGTAAACCACTTGCAGCACTAGCGATTTTTGAACCCACTTGAAAACTCTCAATTATGTTTTTTGATATGGACCAAGCTAATTTCATTGATTCAATTTGTGCAGTAATTTTAAATAAAACAATTTTCTCAAATACGTAAGCTAAAGCTCTTTCAAAAAAGTTAGGAACATCGTTATCAAAGAAATCCCAAAAATCAGATATGAAATTTCCCGCAGTTGTTGCAGCACCTTGGGCACCATTAAGGGTGGAAGCTGTTGCAGTGGCCATTAAGAAAAACGGTGAAAAAATCAAAATTAAGAATATAGTTTTTTTTATCATTCTTTGTTACCACCTAATATTATAAAAAGAGCTGAAATTGAAGCTATTAAAATAATGGCTGGAGCTATCATCTGATAGAAATTAGAAAATCTACCAATACCCAAATCAACCTCAACACCTTTAATTATTTCCTTATGGTCAGTATAAGAACCTGAGATATTTGGATCTAAATCTAAAATTGAATCGGATTCTGATTTTATTGTTTCTATATAATCAGTTAATTCAGTTTTTTTAGTTTCTATTTCAGCAGTTACTTGAGCAAGTTCATCAGCAGAAAAAATATCATTAAGACCGCCTTTTTTACGAATTGAAGTAATAGATACAGGTTCTTTTTTTGTGTTTTCTTTAATGCCCTCTAAAAGTGTCGTTTGCTTGGTTGATTCGGTATTACCTTTTTTTATCTCAGTTGTAGCAGTACCAACAGCAGTAGCAACTTTTGTAGTTTCCTTTATTTGGTCTCGTATTACATCGGTTGTTTCTTTAATACCTTCGGAAGTATTTAAAGTATTAGATTTTATGGTAGCTAATAACTCGTTAGAATTTTGAGTCTCTTTAGCCATTCTATCTAAGCGTTCTGTATGCGATTCAATACCAGTATTCATATTGTCATTAATAACTTTTAAGTTATCGTTTATCTGGTTTATTCCATCTAAAGAATTATCTTTATCTGAATCATCGGCATCATCAGGTGTTTTAGGTGGGTCTGGGTCTGGTGTTGGCTCTGGGTCATCTGGATTTTCAGGTTCATCAGGGTCTTCAGGTTCTTCAGGTTCTGGATCAGGTTCTGGCTCTGGGTCAGGAACACAAGATACTGGTTCGGTTGAACCGTAAGAAACGGGTATGTTGTAACCGCCGTTGCTATCTGTTTGTATTTCACATTGACGACCATCAGCAGCAGGGAAACAAACACTACCTGAACCACCAACAGCAAAAGAAAATGGGTCGGCATCTGTAGGAGCTGGGCAATCTGGATCTTGCTCTGGTTCTTCGCCACCTAAAGGTTTAGCACAGTCAAATGGTGCACCTAAATCGGGAGCAGGTACTTTTAATACTGGTATTTTATAAAGAGGTGCGGAAACTGGAGGACAAGAATATTCTAAATTCTCTCTCATATCGGTATATCTAACAGATTGTGCACTACCTCTTTGTTCACTTCCCCACTCACCTCTACATGAACTAGCTGTACACATAATTTCGTAATATTGGCGGAAATCAGGGGTATTGCCTTCCTCACATGCTTGTCTAGTATAGCGTTTTGTACCTGTAGAATCCGGTAGGGGCCTTCCAGCAATGTATGAAGAACATGCGGCTTGACTTGCTTCAATTTGAGTTTCACCACAACCTTTAATGCCCCATGCTTCGACACACCAAGTGGGTTCTTGCTTTGGTGACTTTAAATCGGATAAATCAGGCTCAGTGGATTCTGCAAAAGTTAGAGGTATAAAAAAAGCGCTTATTAGCGCCAATAAAAATATTAGTAATCGCATGTAAGCGCCTTTTTGAAAATGGCGGNCCCGCCTTTGTTAACTGGTTCTTACTCCACTTGAAAAGCCTTCGACAAAGCACCAAACAAGAAATGAAGCAAGGCCAATTGAGGTAACCATTTTACTTGTTAAGCTTTGATACAATCATGCCAATAGCAAAACCGATAGCAGCAACAGTAATTACACCAGCAACAACGGCTGTATAGTTTGTTGTACCATCACCTACAGCAGCACCAATCTCAGCAGAATAATCAGCCGCGAATGAAGAACCAGAAGCAACAACTGAAGTTAGTAAAAGACCAGCTTTTGCGCGTTTTGAAGCTAAGATATTTGTAAATTTTTTCATTTTAGTATTCCCTGTAGTTATGTTTTTCCCATTACTCGGACGACACGACCGATGCAATGAGCAGTTATAAAGGCGACTAATGCCGCCGAATTAATTAGGCCGAAAGTGGCCAAGTCAAAAGCAAATAGCTCATTAAGAACATTTACTAATCCGTGTTGCTGTAGTTCTAAGAACTCAGCTTGTGTAACAATCACAAAATCACAAACACCAGTAACGGCTTTTAAAGTTTGGTCGGGTTGGATAGCTACGCATTGAGACATTTACTGTTTGACCAACGAAACGTCAGCAACAATATTGCGTGACATATTTCTAGGGTCTGGTTGTAAAACCAAATCAACTTCACAAATACCATTAGCATCTGTAATTTGCTTAAACTTGTTGTAAAGGGTTTGGTCTTCAGTCATTTCTACACTTTTAGGTTCAAAGCCACATTTTTGTATATTGTGATCGCCTTGAATGTAGTCTTGCTCTGGTACTAAGTACGAGATAGAAGAAAACGAATAAGGTTTAGCAGCGCCTGATTTACTAGAAACACCACGACCCATAGCCGCAGATAATAAAATTACTTTCATGTTGTTAACTCCATTTGGTTGGGTGGGGTAATACAGGCCTTGTTAATAGAGTCGGGTATATCCCAAGGATTTAGGCCTTTAGTTAGTCGATTAATTATTTCTATATCTGTTAATTCTTTTACATGACGTAAAAAATTTAAGTATTTACCGTAAGACTGAACGCAGTAACGTTCTAAACGTTCGGCAATTAAAGCGCCGTTGTTTTGTCTTTGTCTGCTTGTGGTTCTAATTTCAAGACGTTCAGCAGTAATAAAAGCAAAAGCGGGATAGGCAGCAGCAAATACAGCATCGGTATTGAGAAGTGCATCCAAGGAGATAACACGATCAATACTGCGAAGCTCAAGCTCAGCACGAACCCAGTTAGGCTGAGATTCACTTTCCATTTGCTTTCCTTTTTCATACATACGTGCCATTTTTCCATTTTTACGACTTCCTACGTAAAGAGTGTTGCCGCCATTGGCCACACAGTCATATCGTTTTTGCCAGCCGTGCTTTTTCTTGAACTCAGCTTGTTGTAAATCTGTTAGCTTTTTGAGTTCACCCGTTTGAATAAACGAGAAGGAGGGCGCTTGATTGGTTTTACAAAAGCCGCCTTCTTCTAAATTTTGGAAGTAATCAAGAACGGTTCTATTACCTTCGTAATCATCGTAAGCAATGTCTAGACGAGTGATTTTTACATTAGGCATTTTTTGCAACATGCTATGCAGTTTAGGAATATCTAAACCAGCACATCCAGTACCAGAAAATGAAATCATAACGCCACCATTATTAGCGCCCCAGGCAATTACACCTGAGTTAATATCGTGACGATAAAGTGTTGCTGACTTCTCGTAAGTGAACATGCCACCGGAATTATCACGGTATGACCAACTAAGTGTATCACTGGTTAAACGGTCAGCAGCAGTAGCAACTTCTGTATTTAATAGGTGCATAAATTTAGAAATATCACCTTCAATTAATGATGTAAGTGCTTTGTAACGCTTTGTTTTTCTTACAACACTTTTAAGAAAGTGCTTTCTATCTTCTTCTGGTATTTCTTGAATAGAGTTGTATTGACGGTACTTAGAAGAGCCAGAAAGGTTATTATCAAACAGTTCGTTATAGTAATAATCAGAGTTGAAAAGGACTGTTTCGCTTACATCAACATCTAGATCATCAGTTGCAACAAGTGATGTTTTAGTATCATTTGTGAAGTCATCTGTTGGATTATTGGCGAACATTTCAGCACATAACATGGCGTTATATGCTTCTTTATAGGATGAAAAATCACCATTTCCGAATGCTAATTTAGCATCAAAACGACAACGAGCAACTTCATTTGGAGAGAAAACAACCGTTAAATAATCGATTTTAGTAAGTTGTTGAGTTGGGTTTTTAGCGTTCTGGGTCATAATCGAACACCCCAGAGTCAAAAAGTTCTTGCCAATTATTGTCGTCTACATCAATTATTTCGAAGCTTTCACCGTTACAGTAATCAATGCAAAATGCCATTGCTTCTGAACGTGAAGAATACATAAGCGGGTGTTCAATTTTATTGAAACCTAATGCGTATTCTTCTATGCCTGAAATGTATTGAAGGTAGAATTTCAA